TCGAGCAGCGCGACATTGACATCAACATGGCAACGTTTCAGCGCAACTGCAACTCTTTCAAGCACATTGACCGAACTTTACGTCGGTTTTTCTTGGGACGTTACGGGAACAGCGGGAGCGGCAGATTATGCGGAAGTCACTGGTGTGCAGCTTGAAGTCGCTGGATCAGCTTCGGCATATTCTCCAAATACTTCGACATATCAAGCCGAACTTGCAGCTTGTCAGCGATATTATTATTTCCAAACAGATGGAGTCGGTGGTAAGGCTGTCGGTATGGCTGCAATGATTTCATCAACTCAAGCACGCACCGTCGTCCATTTTCCAGTGACGATGCGTACAAATCCAACGGCTGTCGTGTCGTCTGGTTCTAACTATTACGGAGTCGTCTTGAACGGTACTTCTTATTACACAAATTCGCTTTCAATAAATGCACCCGGCACGAATGCCGCTGAATTATATGGCACGATCTCAGCTGTCACGGCTGGCTGGGCTGGTGTAATTGAGGCATCACAATCAGGTTCATCAATCGCTTTTAGTGCGGAGTTATAAAATGAAAAGACAATACACAGTCGAAGAAAATGGCGTCATTTGGTATGAAGAAAACGGTTTTCGAATTTCTTTCAAGGCCAATGAACTTAATTCAGATTATCAAGAGTATTTGAAATCATTGAATGAGCCAACTGAAAAGTCATAACGGATGGCCAGCGTCGAAAGATGCGTCAGAGCTTGACATCATCTCGGTGGCGATTCCTGGGTGTTCGGTAAAGGTGCGATGTGCCAAAGCCGTCGCACCCTTGATCGCTGGATTCTGCAAAGAATTCAATGAGTTGATCGAGCCAATCGATGGCGGCCAGCTTGACGATTGGGGCTATGCATTCCGCATGGTACGGGGATCAACGGACAAGCTTTCAAATCATTCATCCGGTACAGCAATCGACCTCAATGCGACAAAGCATCCATTGGGGAAGATTGGCACTTTCCCAGCTGAAAAAGTACCGATGATCCGAGCACTGGCCAAGAAATACGGACTCGCGTGGGGCGGAGATTATCGAAATCGCAAGGATGAAATGCATTTCGAGATAAATTTGACCCCTGCGAAAGCCGCAGAATTGATCGGGAGACTGGAGAAGAAATGAACGAAGCAAAGGCACTCTTGGCCTCATGGGGACGCAGCTTCTTAGCTGCATCACTGACGTGCTACATGGCCGGAATCACTGATCTGAAGACCATCGGAATGGCTGGGCTTGCAGCTCTTGCACCGGTCGTCTTGCGCTGGCTCAACCCGAACGATGCGGCATTTGGCAAGAAATGAGCGAAGCGATCACGGCCATCGGCCTCATCATGGCGACGACCGTTTCTTCGATCGCAGCACTTTTTGCAGCTAGATCCGAAAAGAATTCTCGTCCCGTGAGCAACGGTTTCGCAGCTCATGTCGTCGGATCTCTTGATCGGATTGAACGCCGTATCGATGAACATCTGAAAGATCATCAATAAATTTCGGGTAAGGGGAAGACCCGATTTGGAAAAGCTCTACGTCGTGAGATGTAGGGCTTTTTCCATTCGACACGCCGAAAGCCACGCGGGAATCTTGCCAAAGCTTGATTTCTCCGTCACCCTTCTTTCAGGTGGTCGCACGGATCACCGGAATCGGGAGAATTCAAATGGTGCTTGACCTATTAGATCCACAAACCCTCGGACGTCTGATCGGCGTCCTCACACTCATGATCATGGCCGCAGCTGTCGGATACGCAAAAGGCCACAAAGACGGACAGGCCGTGGGCTTCTTAAAGGCTCGCAATATCTACAAGGCGGTCAAATAAATGGGATTCTTGGATAACTACGAAGATGTCGCAGCCAGAATCAAAAGACTCTGGGAAACTCATCCGTCTGCGAGAATTCAGAATCAGATCATTGACTTCAATGCTGAAAAAGGCTACGTCCTCGTCCAATGTCAAATCTTCAAAGAATATGAAGATCAGCAACCTTCAGCCGTAGATTATGCATTCGGCAACGTGGCCACATATAACGTCCAAATGAAGAAATTCTTTGTCGAGGATACAGTCACGTCAGCGATCGGACGCTGCATCGGTCTATTGCTGGGAACTGATAAGCGTCCAACCCGTCAAGACATGGAGAAGGTCGAGAACGTATCCACAAAAGTGGCCAATTCAACATCTGAAGACTATGACCCGTGGTCACAAAAGTGGGGCGATGTGCCAAGCTACAAAACAGCCGGAGAAGCTGAACAATCTGGAATTCCATCACTTGGATCATCGATCGATGAGATCAAGAATCAACTCGGTGGAGAGCTTGTCGAAGCTGCTCCGGAATGCTCTCACGGTCATATGATCTGGAAGCAAGCCAAAGAGGATGCTCCAAAGAATTGGGGTGGATACTTCTGCACCGAACGCACAAAGGCCACGCAATGCACGCCTCGATGGTACGTCCTCGCAAGCGATGGCAAATGGAAGCCTCAAGTATGAGCGACATCATTGAGATCATCTATCCTCAAACCATGACGGCAAAGCTTCTCCAGAATGGTGAAGTCGTCGCAGAATACAAAGTCGAACAGTGTGACGGCTGCGAGAGATTGCTCAAGCTTGATGCTTTCGGATATCGGAAAGGACAAGCCAATGAAAAGCTCATTTGGCTTTGTGGCTCATGTCGATGATCAAGATCGTCATTTCCAGAGATGATGAATTCACAGCTGGATCGGTGGCCTTTCGTCGAGCTTTGGAGAATGCTGACAAGGTAGATCGAAGCTTCCAGAAATTGGGACTTCACGAAGGTATCGCACGCGATGCCGATTCGATTGGTGCAGAGATCGCCGTGGCACATTACTTCGGCATCAAAGACTTCGAGCCTACTTGCGGCACATTCAAGAATTCAGCTGACGTTGCAAGCTTCATCGAAGTCAAGCACACCAAATGGGTGGATGGTCATCTCATCATCAAAGAGTCAGATCGAAACACTGATATCGCTGTCCTTGTCACTGGCACGTCACCGGCATATTTCATCTGCGGATGGATACCGGTGGCCGTAGCCAAGAAGGATCGCTTCAAGCACGCCAAGTCTGACTCGTGGTGGGTCAGCCAAATCAACCTTCAACCTATTGACACGTTAAGGAAAAGCCAATATGGAAACGCTCAGCTTTGATTGCCGTATTTGCAAGAAGATAACAAAGCAAGTCATCATGAAGATCACTGACAATCTGCCCGAAGGCGTTGAGGTGCTGCAATGCACCAAATGCGAAGTGATGGGCGTTGCACAGATTGGGGCATCTCGTGGCAGCTTATGAATTCAAGTGCATGGTCTGCGGAATGACAGAGACGATCACTCGTGACATCAATGCTGATGGCGATGTAGCTTCGCCGCAATGCCGTGGATGCATGATTCCAATGGAGCGGATGTGGTCATTGGGTGGCATTCAATTCAAAGGCACGGGATGGGGACATCAATGAAGTTATCCACAGGGCTCATCCACAGGCTGTTGAACACGCCCAAGAGCACGCTCAAACTTGACCGGTATTTGACTTCATCGATACGCTCCCAGCTCGTGGGCGAGCCGCTGAGGCGGATAGCTCGCAAGCGATGCTTGGTGCTTTCGGCCGTTCTATGTATTGCTAACGCAACACCGGCAAACGCCACAAAAGCTGCATATTCAATAGATCATTTGAAGCTTTATGCACACTCAAGGATTCTCGACTATAAAGAATTCCAATGCTTCAATCGCATCATCACCAAAGAATCTCGATGGTCATATCTTGCAAAGAATGGAAGTCATTTCGGACTTGGGCAGATGAAGTCACAGCACTATCGTGACCTCGATCCATTTCGCCAGATAGATGCATCGCTTCGCTACATCTCAAAACGTTATCAAACACCGTGCAAAGCTTGGGCATTTCATCAAGAGAGGAACTATTACTGATGAGCAAGGGATGGAAGAACGGCAGCACAAAGGGATGGCGCAAGATCAGAGAGAGAATCCTTGCCCGTGACGGCTACGCTTGCCAGAGATGCGGTGAGACTGAAGGCCAACTCCACGTCGATCACATCATTCCAAAGCGTCTGATGAAGGGAATTGAGGGAGATATGGATTCGAATCTTCAAACGCTCTGTCGAGCTTGTAATTTGCAAAAGGGTGGTTTTTTTGAACAGGCTTTGACAC